AATATGAACTTTGATTCTTGAATTTAAATATCGCATATTTAAATAATTTATTATTTGTAAATCCAAAAAAATCTTTACGTTCAACAATCTTACATTCGTCTAATCCTTCATGATTGTATTCTGGTACTTGATTTAAACATTCATTTTTAAAACTTCTAAATATTCTATCATTCCAATCTTCTGGAATATTTATATAAAAATATGGTTTAAAATTAAATATATGAACACTAATTGAATATCCTTCTTTTGTTATACCATATCCCCTTAGAACTAATCTTCTTTTCTTCTTATATTTATTATTTTCATCTTCTTCTTCATCATCATCATTTTTATTTACACTCTTATATATATCATTACATGACCAGTCAGTTATTTGAAAACTTAAATCTTTTTTATTATTTAAATTTCTTTTTTCAAGATTATTGCGTAGCATAATTATATTTATTACAATAATTATAAATCATTTTTAAATATATTTTTAAAAATTATAATTTATTAAATACAAACATGAGGTATATTTATTTTATGAAAAAATACTATATCTGATGTTTATATAAAGTATAATTTATGAACGAAAATACGTTCAACTAACTGTACTAGAAATGCAAGGTTTTAATTTGCAAATTATGATATCAAAATAAGGGTTACTTACCTAATTAAAGGGCATGCTGGCACACAACCCCCATTAAAATATAACATACAAGACATATGTTATTATGGTCTTACAGTATTAGTAAGAATTGTTTCCACATTTCTGTGGATGTTTCACTCTTCAGTGAAAACATAGCACATGAATAATATTATTCATATTATTATTGGAAGGATTATGAAAAAGAAACAGTGTTTTTACGGAAACACGTTGATTTATTATTATTAGATATATTTTTATTAGAATAATTAACATTTTCTTTATTAGAATTATTAACGTTTGCTTTATTCATTTTGTGTATATTACATAATAAACCATATATATTCTTATCACCATCATCATTCATAAAATTTTGATTACGGTCCATAAGTGGATTTCTATTCAAGTTTCCTCCCATTATATGCTATGTAAAGTTGTAATTTGTAATAAATTATAAATATTAAAAAGTGTCGATTTTTTTTTACTTAAAAATAAAAGTGCATTATTAATTAATAAATGAATAACATAAATGGATTTTTAAATTTAGGGAATACTTGTTATTTAAATTCAACATTACAATTATTATTTTCTGTACAAGAATTAAAAACATATTTTATAAGTAAAAATTTTTTAGAAGAATTAAATAGTAATCTTCGAAAAATAGATTTTAAAAAAGATAATAAAGTAAAAAATAATATACAATTTATACAAAATTACTTTTCATTAATAAATGATTATCATAGTAATCAAAATAAAATTTTAACACCTAAAAAATTATTAGTTTCTATTCAAAATATGTACAGTGATTTTAAAGGTTATAATCAACATGATAGTCAGGAAATGTTGTTAATCATTTTAGATTTAATTCATGAAAATTTAAAATATGATGTTGAAGTGAATTATCAAGGTAAAGCAAAAAATAATACAGATTTATTAGTAATTGAATCAATTAATGCATTATCAAAAATATTGGATTATAAATATTCTATGGTAAATGAATTATTTTATGGTATGTATTATTATCAATATAATTCAATAGAAGATGATAGTACAGGTAAATTAATATCAAAGAAGTTTGAGCATTTTAATAATCTAACATTAGAATTTGAAGGAAATAACTTAATTGAAAACTTGGATATTTTTTTTAAAAATGAGGTTTTAGATTCAAAACTACATCATGATGAAACAAATAAAAAATATAAAGTGACAAAAGATATAAAGATAGTGAATTCGCCGAAGTATTTATTCATTACATTAAAAAAATACAATAATACAAATAAAAAAAATAATAATAATTACACGTTTCCTATTTATAATTTAGATTTTAGTAAGTATTGTTTAGGTTATGATAATTATCAATGTACTTATGATTTACAGGGAGCTATTTGTCATAAAGGAAATTTAGATTATGGTCATTATTACACAATTATAAATCACAATTCTTGGCATTTAATTAATGATGAAAATGTATCTAATTTTAATATTGAAAAAAATAAACACCAGTTATTTAATGATGCATATGTTTTATTATATGTTAAAAATAAAAATTAAAAAATAAAAATTAAATATTATTCTTTAAATAATTATAGTTAAAATATCTATTTTAATTAAAAAAAAAAATTATATTATATTATATGGATTCATTTAAAAACTTTTCTTCAAAAATGAATAATTCTTCAAATTCTTCAAAAATGAATAATTCTTCAAATTCTAAAACATCTACATCTTCAATATTAAGAATTATTTATATTTCCCTGTTAATAATATTTATATTATTTTTAATATATACTATTGTTACTTATTATAATTATTCACAAGCTGTTTGTTACGAAAAAAAATCATTTTTCGATTATTTATTTAGCTCTGATAGTAATATATGCTCTATTTACACTAGACCAGTACCAAGTACTATATCAAATATAAGAAAAGATATTAGTAAAGAAATGTCTGATATTCAAAAAGATTTAACAAAAGGAATGTCTAATATTGAAAATGATGTTAAAAAAGACACTACGAAAATAAAAGATATATTTAAAAAAAAAGAAGTTTTTCATATTGCTAATCAAGATTATAGTTATGATCAAAGTAAATGTAAATGTTCTTCTTATGGTGCACGTTTAGCTACAAAAGATGAAGTTACAAATGCTTATAATAGTGGTGCTAATTGGTGCTCTTATGGATGGAGTGAAGGACAAAGTGCTTATTATCCAGTTCAAAAATGTTATTACGATACAATTATGGAAGAAGATGGATTTTTAGAAAATTCCGATAAATATTGTGGAAAGCCTGGACTAAATGGTGGATATTTTTCTAATTCGCAATTAAAATTTGGTGTAAATTGTTATGGAGTAAAACCAAAAGGTTCTATAGTAAAACCAAAATCACCTTATTGTGCTCCAAAAGAATTTTGTAAATTAAATAAAAATAGTTATGCTAATCAAAAACTATCTACTGATGAAATAGCTCCTTTTAATAATGATAAATGGAATTACTAAATAATAATATATCTTGTTTTAATTTTTTTTTAATAAAAAATAATATCTTTTATTAAATTAGATGAAATATAATTTTTTTGTAATAATTATAATTATATTATTTATATTCCTTGCTATTAATTATTTTATGAATACTAGTGAAAATTTTTCTGGTAAATATCCCATTACGTTTTGTACTACTAATAACTCTTTAGGAATTAGATATAGTGATAATTCTTGCGTTCCTTTTGGACAAGCTTCTGATGTAGTTTCATCTAATCAATTTAAACATTATTCTGATAACTCAGAAAATAAATCTACTACTTCTTCATCTAGTAAAAAATTATCTGTCGAAAGTAAAAATAATATTTATAAAGAAAAATTAAAAGATATTAATGATACAAGTAGTAACAATGATTGTATTGAAAAAAATATAAATTATGGCGAAGTATGTAAAAAAAGATTTGGTTCTAATTATGGAATAAAAAATATAAAAAGTTGCAATAACAATAAAGGTGTAAAAGTCATTTGTGAAAAAATGGTTTTTGATGGAAAGGGATATCAAGATGATAATTTTTCATATTCTACCGATTGTATTAATGAATCACTTGATTTAAATACTATGTGTAATTACTATATGCCTAAAAATATTAAAGAAAAATCTACGAAAAATGGGTATAATATAAATTCAGCAGGATTAAATGTTCGATTAAAAGGTAAATATGGAGATTGTTATACTAGTAATGGAAAACCAGATTTATCCAAAAATAGAGGTATTTGTAATTTTAAAAAATTTAGTGAAATTGAAAGAATACGACCTTTTCAATTTGTGAATGATTATAATAAATCTACTGGTTGTCATAATATGGAAAATTATGATTTTGTTAGTGATTGTAAAAATAAACTTAAACTTAATAATAATAAAGAAGTATATGCTGATATTCAAGGATTTGATTGTATGCCAGGTTACGCAAGAGCAAAATGTGTAAATAAAAATGAATTAATACAATTACCTACTAATCTTCAAAAATTTAAAAATGATTCTAAATCAAATTTATATCCATATAATTTAACATAAATGTATCATATTATTTATATAAAGTAATTTTTTGAATCTTGTAAATCTTTTAATTTCCTAAAACAATTTAATTTTTTTGTTCTTATATTCAATATCTCAGATGAAAAAGAAGAAATATTAGTACCTACAAAAATATTTGACTTTGCACATATTAATTGCTCTATAAATGGTATATCTTTTTTATTTATTTCATTTTTAAATTCTTCCATTATTTTAACTGAAAAAATTTTAAATTCATATTTACTTTTATCTATATTTTTAAATATTTTATCATAACTATCTGTAGAAATATATAAATTACCTGATTTAATATTTTTTTGTATCATATTTAATATTTTAGTTCCATTATATTCTTTTCTTTCATTAAAACCATTATAACGCCAATGAAGAGCATCATAATTTCCATCAGATAAATATTTTTTTATAATAATATTAGCAATTTTATAAAATTTATTATTTAAATATTGTAATGAATTTATTTTTTCCCACATTTTATCATTTGTTTCAAAATTTGCTGCATACATAAATATTCTAGGATATTTATATTCTTTTGTTAGAAAATTTATATCCATTGGTAAATATATAACATTTTCATTTAATTTTTTTATTTTAGTTAAAAAATATAAACTATCATGTATATTTTTTTTTTTTAATTTTATTGTTTTAAATTTATTTTTTGAAAATATTATCCAATCATTATTTTTTTTGTATTTTATTTTAATATTACTTAAATAATTTGCCATATTTATCCAATATAACCCTCTATTTTTTTCTTCTTTATTTTTTAAACGATTACCTTGTATATTCATTGTATCATAATCTGAATATAATTGATGGAAATTATTAAAATTATCCATTAATTTTAAATTTTCTTTTTCTAAATTATAAAATTCATCAAAAGAAACTATTTTGATTAATTTTTTAAATTCTTTTAAATTAATTATATCAATTAAATTAGTTTTTGTTAAATTTTCAAAATTGTTTGTTGATTCATTTAAACCATTTGGTCCCCAATCATAATGATATATTGATTTTGATGGTGGTATTATTAAGATTCTATTTGTAATATAAGCAATATAAACTAAAAACTTAAATGCCAATATTATATTTGTAGGACCACCATGGTCTAATTCGAATAATATATATTTATTCATATACATTATTTATATTTTATTTTTAAAAACTAAGTTTTAAAAAATAAAAAAAATTTGATTACTTAAAGAATGATTACTTATTATATATGAAATGACAGAAGTAATTAAATCTGATGATGACTTTAATGACATTGATTTAGAAGTTGATGATAATTTACAAAATTTTATAAATTATGTTAAAAATAAAGAAAGTGAAAAAATACCTGAACCAACTCCTTATGTTATATCAACTCAATCTGGGTGGTGTAAATTTAAAGATATGAATAATATTAATTTATCCAAAGTAGTTAGTATTATTGCTAAAAATATAATTAATAGTTTTATATTTCATAAAAATGAGGAATATTTTATACAAGGGTTGGTAGTTGAAAATTTAATATTAAGATTTGATGATATATACAAAAAAAAATTTAAAAGAACATATATTAAATTTTTTGGTAATGTAATTGATTCAAATAACTATGAAGATAACTTATTAATGTATAATAATATTCATTTCCTTGAATCAAATTCTTTAAAAAAACAAGGAAGACAAAAAAATAAGAAAGATAATGAAAATTTTTATAATAGTTGCTCTATTATTGTAAAAGGAGAAAAAGGACGCAAATGTGTAAATGTAAAATTATTTAATAATGGACAAATAACTTTAACAGGTGCTAAAGATGAACTTGATGGGTTAAAAGCATGTGAGTATTTACTAAGTGAATTAAAAAAACATGATGATATTTTTCTGGATACTTCAAAAGAAGATATTACTAATTCTAATATTGAAAATTTTAGAATAACTATGATAAATAGTGATTTTAATACCAAGTTTAAGATTGATTTATTAAAATTATTAGATATTTTAAATAATACAGAAGAAGATAGATTCATTAAATTTAATCCAGCTGTATATAGAGGTTTAATGATAGGTTTCTTTTGGAATAAGAATAAAAAAATACAAAATGGCTGTTGTAATTGCCCTTTAAAATGTACTGGCAAGAAAAAGAAAGTAAAAGATAAAGACAAAGATATAATTTGTAAAAAAATAACTATATCTATTTTTAAAAGTGGTTCTGTAATTATTACGGGAGGATATTTAAAAGAACAAATTGACGACGCATACAAATTTATCAATGAATTATTTAAAACTTATTATCATGATATCATAAAACTTTCTATTTTGGATTTTATTGATGAAGATGAGGAAGAAAATTAATTTTTTATTTTTTTTTATTTAAAGCATTTTGCATCATTTCAAAATCATGAATTAAATTTCTTAATAAATTCATTATTCTTATAAATATAACTGGAAATTGTATTTCTTTCAATTTCAGTTCTGCTCTTACACTATTTAATTCTTCGTCGTTCGCTTGCGATTGATTCTTTTCCAAAAAATCTAACATGTAATTAAATAATTCTACTTGCATTTTATATGTAAATTTATTAAATGTTAATTTATGTACAATATATGGTGTATCTATAATTTTTTCAATATCATATCCTTCTTTTGGCTTTAATGTCTTAAATACATTTTTCATAAATTCTAATAAACCTGATAGTTTCTCATAATTTTTTTCATTGAATTCCTTAATAAATATATCATTATATGCATTATCATACTCTTTTTGTAATTCTTCTATGTCTATTAATACTGGTGAATAATCCTGTATTTTATTAATAAACTCATCGCCACCTATTTGTTGTGCACATTCTAATATCTTTTTTTGTGTTTCTTCATATATTGTTTTTTTATCTGATTCTTCTTCTGATGTATTTATAATATCAACTGTTAATTGATGATATTCGTTAAACAATTGATTCTTTAATATTTCAATATCTTCATTTTTCCAAGTTTTAAAATAATAAGAATATTTTATAATATCTATTTTTAATTCTTCATTTTCACTATACTTCTTTTCTAATAAATTCTTTACAAATTCTACTAAATTTTTATTATTTTCTATAGAAATTTCTCCAATTGTATCTTTTGGAAATCTATTTATTAAAAATAATGACAATAAATCTCTCGAATTTAAATAATTATTACAATCTAATTCTTCAATAATATTTTTACCTTTAACTACTATATCTTTTGTCATTAAACATCTGGTAATTTCTTCAAATCTATTTTTATTTTTAAATATTTCTTTTATTTCATAAAATTCATTCATAATAATTAGAAAATATTTAAATAGAATTTCTAAATTTTAAAAAAATTATTTAAAAATGAATTTTTAATATAATACAAATAAGTATGAAAATCGTAATTAATATTAGTCAAGTATCAATTTTAACTGGTCATAACATATACCAGTCTCAAAGAGATTATTTAATTAATTTTTGGAAGAAAACAAATAAAGAAGATTATGAGAAATATAAAGAATTAACGAATTTTGAATTAAAAGATGATAAAACAGTCTTTAATAATATATCGAAAAAGCATAAATTAGACATTAATGATGATTTATATAAATGTTTTAAATCAACTAATACTGCTGAATTAGATAAAAATAAAGAAGTATTACTCTCGAAAGTAGATAATCTTAATGAAAAAGAAAAAAAGGAAATTACTGAAGCTATTAAAAATTTATCAAATACAAGATTTGGAATTAAAAATGAAAATGATGTATGTAAAATATATGAAGAAATGAATAACTGTGTAATAACAAAGGATAACTTATTTATAAAAAAAACAATTTATGAAACTAAGAAATTTTCTATACAAGTTGGTGGTAAAATTGATGGTATTAATAAAAAAGATAATACTATAATCGAAATAAAAAATAGAATGAAAAAACTTTTTTATGATTTAAGAGGTTATGAAAAAGTTCAATTAATGTGTTACTTATATCTATTCCAATCACCTAAGGGATATTTAGTTGAAGCATATAAAAAAAATAATAGTACTGATGTTAATATTATTGAATGTCTTTATGATGAAACAATGATGAATAAAATTTTAAAAGTCTTGAAAGATTTCGGAAATTATTATGTGAAATTTATTAATGACCATAATATGAAAGTAGATTTATTGACAAATGAAAATTTTGAATTAGAATTATAATTTTTTTTTTAATTTCCTTATTCTTAGGAATAATAATTATGAATTTATTATTATTCTATTATTATTGGTTTGTTATAATACGATAAAGTATTGAAAAACTCATATCAGTTGAAAGCATTAACGTATTCATGTTTATGTTATCACAAAATAAATAGTAAGATGCTAAAATATAAAAAAAACCATGAATGTATCTAGTTTCATTCCAAAACACTTTTGATAATTGTATCTCATTATTAGAACCAGTTATATATTTATATATAAAACCTACCCCTATTATTAATAATATTATAACTGTTATATTTTTAAAAATACTATTGTTATAGAAATAACGAATAATAAAAATTAAGCTTAAACGTATAATTAAGCAAATACTCCATAAAGGATTAATATTCATAATATATATTTATATAATATAAAAAATATTATATTCTGTATATTACTTATTATATATTATTCTCACTAAAATAATTACTTATATACTATGAAAATTTTACTA